CATGCGCATAGGTGTTGCTCTTGTATGTCTTAACAGTCAATACAGGTTCTTCTACCTTGTTCTTTCTGTTTGACTTTATAACATGTTGATTAACATGGACAATGGTCTTCAACGTCCTTGACCCCTGTATTTTTTAAACGAATTACGAAAGCTTTTATTCATAGTAGAAGTCTTGGCTACTCGTCCGCCCTGACTCGTTCGTTTATGTATGGGTTCTCTTACTTGTTCCGTTTGTTTAATCTTAGCCATTAATCATTTTCCTTAAATAAAAAACAAGGGGTATTTTCCCCAACATATGCGCCTATCATATTGTACTCAAAGTATTCTATCGCGTCTATCTCTTCCATCTCGTCATCGCGCATCAACTTTGCAATTACTTTATCATAGCTATAACAAACTTTGTCTTCTGAATCTATTCCTTTTACCACTCCAATAATACAATCGTCAAAGTGATCCATTATCATTAGCCCATCATACATTTCGTGCAACATTATTTATCCTTTTTCCCACCAACGCTCGCGCTTCATCTCCGCAAGTAGCTGATTATAAGTTAATTTAGTTCTATCCTCTTCAAAATCTACGCTTAATAAATACCTAGTCTCTTCAAAATTATACACCGTGTGTGTAACTTGTGCGTTAAATAAGTAATACCTTTGGGGCTTGTACTTTAACTCAATAAACTCGCCTTTTACATTACCAAGTGCTACATTTGCCCCGAGTTTTAAATTTGGGTTAAACATACAATGGCTTTTGTCCCAGTTATTTAACAACATGTTTACCCCGACTCCTCTATCAGTATCGATGTGCCAATCATAATATGTGTTAGCCTCCAACTTAATAATCCCGGCTTTAAATGGGTGTGCTCTGTATAAGTATTTCCACCAAGGATCAACTACCCAATCATCTTGTACTTCTATAGCTTTAAAATTATAATAGTCAAACCACGACTCCTTACGTGCAGTAATTGCTCGAAGGTACATCATCTCCGAAGCTATCGACTCGTCAGGTATCTTAAAATAGTATTTAGCATTCGCCATAGTTTTTACCAAAATCCCCTTCACACGTTACCGGCAAGCCTTTTGCCCATGACGGTGCTTTATTCATAGTCTGCATAATAAAACGTAATGCTTCATATTTTTCTGCCTCCGGCGCAACGCACACCACTGCGTCATGCACAGTAAGCAGTGGTCTATATCTCTTATTAATAGTAATCATTTGCACCCCAATAACTATCCTAGCTAAAGCTTGAACTACATTCTCCACCACTACTCCACCCCAAATACTAATCTCGCCTCGTCTTGATATATAAGTATACCCATTATTCTTTAGCTCTAAGTTTGGATAGCGTAGATACAATCCGTTAGGTAGTTTTAATCCTTCCGGAGTAACCAATACACAATTCACTTTGCTTAAATAATAAACAGGTTTATCTTTAGGCCAAGACGCCATAAATTTCAAGGCTCGATCACACTCCTTCCAAAGCCCTTCCACTTCGTGGTTTATTTTTCGGTATAAATCTACTAAACTTTTTGTTTCTTTTTCAGCCATATCTACACCCGCATTAATCTTTAATACATCTCGCAGTTTCTTTGCACCAGTACCATAACCTAATCCCAAGATACAAGTCTTACCTACGGCCCGTTCAGTCTTATTTACTTCAGACTTCATATAAACCTTAGAGGCAAACACTGAATACACGTCTTCCCCCCTTTTAAACTGTTCAAGTACATCATGCTGTCCGGCAAACCAGACTAGTATACGAGCTTCGATTTGTGAAGAGTCACAATTTATAATCACGTGATTGTCTGGTGGGAGAATGGCGTTCTTCAATGCCTTTTGTTTCTTGTCGCGTGACGGTAAGTTCTGGAAGTTTACTTTGTCTGAACCAGCCCAACGTCCTGTATGTGTGCCATAATATTTCAAGGGTATAGGGAGTTGATTGCGGTTGCGTTCAGCTATACCAATGAACCGCTCTATGCGAGTTTCTTCAATCGTAGATTTAGTGCCGAGTCTTACTGTACATAGCTCTTGTACAAAAGCATTCGGGTGTTCACATAAAGCTAAAAACCCTTGGTCTCCTTTTGCTAGGGCGTAAGTTTCTTCCCCTGTTGTTGGGCTTGTCTTCATTGGTACTAACACATTTAACTGTTCTAACACATCGGCAAACTGTTTATTACTTGCTAATCTTTTACGCACTTCTTCTACTTCACATTCAAGTTTATCCGCAAGTGCCTGTAACAAATTAAGCTTTTCACTCTTGACCTCTTTCAATCTATCCACAAGTACGTCTTTATCTAACTGTAACCCGGGTAATATATACATTCTTAACGTGATGTCGATAAGTCTAAGTTCACTAGCCGGATAGTTAATAGCGAGCTCTTTGAATAAACCATAAGTGAGCTTCACGTCGTTCTTACAGTACACTCCGTATTGGCGTAGCTCATGGTCGCGAAAGTCTTCTATGCGTTTACCTTTAGCATCCAAGACTTCTGTGCCTTTTTCTCCTAGTTTGTAACGTTCAGCCAAAGCTTTAAGTGAACCCCCGGCATCCACTCCGTGTATAGATCTCGCCATACACAGGGTGTCCAGGTATTTCATCGGCTCTGCACCAAACTTCCATTTAAGAATAGCGCCATCAAACAAAGTGTTGTGACACAATAACATTGCATCGGCCCATGCGATGTCAGCTATAGCTTTTGCTACTGCCTCTTCTCCGGCATACCATTCAGTTTTTCCGTCATCTATTTTTATTGCTACACCAATGACTTGGAACCGCTCATCATTGATGTACTCTTCAGTTGTCATTCGAGATAGACTAAATCCCACATCGTAAAATGTTTCAAAGTCAATCGTTACTAGATTCAAGTTGTCCCTTTCGCTTTAAATTCTTCATCAATTTCTTTAATTCTGTTGTACTCACTCATATATTTTTTATCGGTAATACATGTATTACAAATAGGAAGGATGTCCTCAAGATACTCGTGATTTAAATTCTTCTCTTTACATATCTTTTCTAAATCCCATTTTATATTTTTCTTCGGCATTATGACATCACAACACCAACAAACACCATGAGTTACAAGGTGTTCTACTTCAGGGTTTTCCCAATTAAACAAATCATAGCCTGAAAAATCATCATATTTTTTACCATCCACATATGAATAATCTAAACTGTCATATATGACAATATCTGTGTTGTCATATGTATCTTTCTTTCTTTCTTGAAATTGATAATAATACAACCCCCTGTCGGTATCTATTTCTTTCTTTAGGTCTTCTTCAGTAATACTATCAATTATTTTATTTAATTCTTTTTTTGTTTCTTGTAAAGCTTCTGTTAAGTTTTCTGCTCTTACCGTCATTAATTCTTTATTTAAATCAATCCATATATCATAAACTTTTTCCATTATTTTTCCTCTCTTTTATACAAAACCCTTTAATATTATAGACGCCCATGTCTGATTCTATTGAGCAATACCACTTGCCCCCGTGGTTAATCTTTGCGTCCTTACCACACTCGCAACAAACCGCGGGGCCAACTCTATTATCTTCTTTAATAATTGTCATAGCTTACTCGCATAATATTCATGTTCATCTCGGCATTCGGTAGAACACCATCTTTCTTTTCCTTTTACTGGTGCATCCTCACACCAAATGCATCTACCTGTATCATTATCAGGAACTTCGGTCTTGACATTAGACAGTGTTGCATCTAACTGTCTTTGAACCTCGTCATTAGCGTCATCTATTTCGTCACTCATATCATATGTCCCTTGCTCCATGGACTTTTTTTGATTCTTTGTTTTGCAGTGATAGGTTTTGGTAGTTTAACACCCCATTTATTTAAGGTAAATTCTGAAACACCGGCATATTCTGCTACTCTACTTCTCGGTGCGTCAGGTTTTCTTTCCATATAATCTAATGCGCGTTTAATGGCACTTTCTTTTTGCTCTTCCCTTTCTCGCTTCTTTCTAGCAATTTCCTCAACTTGAAATCTACTCATTTATGTCCTCTCTCTCCATCCTACGTTTAGCGTACCATATCATTTTACTCAGGTCTTGCTCTAGGTTTCCCTTACCTTTACAACGTAAAAGATATTTACCGCACTGCCATAGTAGCGGGTCGTCTTTAAAAAACTCTTCGAGTATATCTATCACCTCATACTTGGTACTCGTATAATGAGGCGGTTGATTCACCATATCTACATCTTCTGCGTTCATCTTTTAGGCACTCCTGTTTTAGTTACCGTATACCCACTATGCTCTAACACAGGTATTATGCTTTGTTTTAATACCCTTACCATTCTCGCTTCCATGCGTATTCTTGAAGCCTCTTTCGGTATTGGGTATAAAACCGTGTACCCCTCCTCCCTTAACATATCTATTACTTGTTCTTTAGTTTGCATGCGTGTAAGTTCTTTCTTTGCTTTATTATTTTCTGCATTCATGTTTTATCCTTCATGTTAAATATTTGTTTGCCAGTAACGTAGTACTCTAACATCTCAATATTCGTCTCGTCAATGATTAGTGCGATTCCTTGTTGCATACTTATCTCCCGTAAGTGTTTCTGTTGTAGGGCCGTTGCTTTGTTTCCATTGGCTTTACACTCAATGCCAATGAACGTGCCTTTGTAACATGCAACGATGTCAGGTACACCACTTGCCCCATATCCTCCTGTTGAGGCATAAAAGTAGTACGCACCAAGTTCCTTAAGCTTGGCACATACTTTTTGTTTTACTTTCTTTTCGGGTGTTGCCACTATAATTCTAGTGGCGGAAGTTCGTCAGCTGATGGAGACTCATAGCCCACCATATCGGGTAGGTGTGAACCATCCAATGTAAGTGGGGGTAGGTCGTCAACTGTTGGGTTGTTATATCCCGCAATTTCAGGAAGAACTGTTTCGTCTCCAAGATTTATAAGGTCGATCTCGGCGTCTTTTGATGCC